GCGCAGGGGATCGAATAATGGATGCCGACACCAAGGCCATGATCGACAGCCAGGCGCGGCAGAACGCGGTGTCGCTTGCGATGCAGCGCGCCGTCGAGAACGCCAGCCTTGACGACATCCTGGCCGACGCGACCGCGGTCTATCTCTTCCTGACCGCCGGCAACGGCGACGTGTCCATGGTCTCGAAGGAGATCCGCACGAAGGCCAGGGCGAAGGTCGCAGAGGCGAAGAACGCGGCGGAGCAGCCGCAATGATCCTGCTCGGCCTGCTGACCTGCCTCGCCCTCAACACGCTCGCCCTGTGCCTGCTGCCGGCATTCACGCCGGCCTGGCTCGTGGTCATGGCGAGCCACAGCCTGCTCGTGCTCTCGATGCTCCGGCTGCACTGGCTCATGACACGTATGCGCGACACCATGATCCAAGCGCAGCGCGTGCTCCTGAAAATCAGCGAGGAACCATGAGCCTCTTCGACGTGCTCGTGTTCGCCCTCACATTCGGCGCCATGACCGCAGGCTTCTGTTGGATCCTCTGCGGCCTGCCAAAGGTGCCGTAATGCCAGCCTGCCGAATGCCACGCCACGAAGTGTTCGCACAGGCCATGGCCCGCGGCGCCTCTCAAAGCGACGCTTGCCGCGAGGCCGGGTATGATCCGACTTCCGGCGATAGGTTGTCGAAACATGTCGAAATAGCGCGAAGAATTGCCGAACTTCGCGCGCCGGCCCTCGCAAAAGTCGCCGTGACCGTCGAAAGCCTGATGGATGGCTTCGACGAATGCCGGCGCCTCGCCCTCGCCAATAAGCAAACCGGCGCCGCTGTTGCCGCCCTGCGTGAAATGGCTATCCTCGCCGGCGTGCGCGTTGAAAAGAGCGAGCGCCGCAATACCAACGTGGATCTCGGCGCTATGTCGGAGGCGGATCTCGATGCAGCTATTGCCGCTGCTCAAAGAGAAAAAGAAGAGGCTCGCCGCTCGTCGGTCACTCACTGAGTTCGCACGCTGCGTCGGCTTCGATCCCGCGCCGCACCACCAACTCCTGATCAATGAGCTTGAAACCGTCCAGCGCGGCGAATGCGACCTGCTTATAGTCGAGATGCCGCCGGGCTCGGCGAAGTCGACGTATGTGAATTACCTCTTCCCCGCATGGGTCATGGCCAAAGAGCCAGGCTGCAAGGTCATGACCGCAAGCCACAATACGCCGCTGGCGGAGCAATGGGGCCGCCGAACGCGCGATCTGGTGCGCGATTTCTCCCCCTTGCTTGGCGCGTACCTCAAGCCAGGTTCGGAGGCGGCCGGCCGATGGGGCACCGAGGAAGGATCCGAATATTACGCAGTCGGCGTTGATGTCGGCATCATGGGCTACCGCGCGGATCTGGCCATATGCGACGATCCGTTCGGCACGCCAGCCGACGCTATGTCCGAGACGATGCAGCGCCGGGTATGGGAGTGGTGGATCTCGGGCTTCGCCTCACGCATGCGGCCCGGCTGTCGGCGCGTCCTAATGCACCAGCGATGGCACGAGAGCGACCTGGCAGGCCGGCTCATCCGGCAGTGCGATAACCTGGGGATCCCGTACCGCAGGCTCACCATCAGGGCCGAAGCCGAAGCTGACGATGTGCTCGGCCGCGCGCCTGGCGAGATGCTGTGGGACGATCCAAGCGGTTACAACTATGGAGCGTTCCTGCGCAAAATGAAGCTAGAGAACGATCCGCGGTCGTGGTCGGCGCTCTATCAGCAGAACCCCACGCCGGACAGCGGTGACCTGTTCGAGCGGCAGTGGTTCAAGCCGGTCGCGCAGCAGTTCATGCCGGCGAAGGATCAGCTTCACGTCTACGGCGCATCCGACTATGCCGTCACGTCCGGCGGCGGCGACTATACCGTGCATGTGGTCGTCGGGATCGATGCCAACGGCCAACTGTGGTGGCTCGACACATGGCGCGAGCAAGCCTCGTCGGACGTGTGGGTTGACGCCTGGTGCGATCTCGTGCGGCGCTGGAAGCCGCTCATGTGGGCCGAGGAAAGCGGGCAGATCAACGCCGGCGTCGGCCCGTTCCTCCAAGAGCGCGCGGTGCAGCGCAGGGCTTTCACGCACAGGAAGCAATTCGCCAGTCGACACGATAAGGCAATTAGGGCACAGTCAATCCGCGGTCGCCTTGCGATGGCGGGCATCAGCTATCCGGTACAGGCTCAGTGGACGGAGCCAGCAATCGCCGAAATGCTGAGGTTCCCGGCCGGTGTGCACGACGACGTTGTCGACGCAATGGGATTGATCGGACAGCTTCTCGCGGTGGTGCAGGCGCCAATGCCGTCTGAGCCGAAAGAAGACATCCCGTACGATCCTTATACGCGCGGCATGGAAGATGACGACGAGGAGGATGACGGTGATTATTGACATCACGCCGGAGCAGTTGCGGGATGCATTCGATGGCAAGACGGTCGAGCTCGGCAAGATGGAAGCCGGCGGCGTCGTCGAGGGCTTTCGGCTGCCGGACGGTCGGATCATTGCGCCGGGCTCGAACCTGCGCCGCATTGACTATCCAATGGACACCCTGCCGCCACCGCCGCCGTACAGGGCCATCCGCCATGAGGATGGCATTCTCTGGAACAAGCTCGGCGACCGTGATCTGATTTACATCTCGCGCGACTATGACGGCCCGGGTTGCGGCGGGGCCTTCGATTGGCGCGCGGATATCGAGGAAGACGTGGGCGCGGACGTGGGCGCGATCATGCTGCGGATGAATGATCACGGCGACGTGGAGCGCTGGAAGGCAGGCGTTCCGGGCTATTCACGCGATGTCGTGATCGTGCCGGGCGGCGTGTTCAAGCGCGGGGGCATTTGGGCCTGTGCGACGTGGGAGCCGGGCGATGGCGTCAGGGCTCCCACGTGGGAGGACATGGCTGCGGAGTTTGACCGCCAGCGCCAGCTTGAAGTGATCAACCGCCATCGCGACGAGCTAGAAGCAAGCTTGCGCTCAACGGAAGAATGGATGCGGGCGCAGCTTTCGAGGGCGGCCGAGAGTGATGTGCCTATTGCCTGTGAGGATCTCGTGCCGGCCGAATATGAAATGCCGGGCGCTATTGCGGATCTGCGGCGCGAGGTCGAAAGGCTTGTTGCACGCGTGGCCGTGCTCGAAAAGGAAGTTGCGGCGTTGAAACCGAAGGAACCGACGATGAATGAGAGCAGGGCGATTAAAAAGGCGCTCGCCGCCAGCACGGTCGCGGTCGGCCTGGTGCTCGGCGGCTGCCAGTCGACAAGCACGGGCGGCGGGATCTCGGATCCGTCCGGCATCATCGCACAAGTGCAGGCTCTGGCGCGCGGCGCTTGCCGCTTCGTGCCTACTGCGGCGACGGTGGCCGAAATCCTGGCAGCCGGCAATCCGGCGGTGTCTACGGCTAGCGCGGTCGCTGGCGCCGTATGCGCGGCGGTGCAGTCGAGCGCGCCGACAGTCGCGTCGCGGGCGGTCGGCGCTCTGGCTGCTGTGGCTGCGGCCCCGACCACGATCTGCGTCTCGCGCAAGGTTGCCGGCGTGACGGTGTGCGGCGAGCGCGTGTGAAAGAAAAAGGCCCCGCCGTTGGCAGCCGGCGGGGCCTAGTCGTATCTCGAAAGGAAGTCTCAATGCCCGGCCATCATAGCGGCGTGGTCGGTGATTGCAAGGAGGCGGCACGGTGGCAATCCTTTCATGGGGCGAGCGCTCCCAGTTCCGCGTTATCCTGCAAGAGCTAGATGCGTTGCGGTCGGAATTCGTATACCTGCGCGACGAGGTGCGGGTGGTGGGGGAGCAGCAGCGGCGGCAGGCGACATTGCTGGTCGCGTGGTTTAAGGATTGGAGCGAACAAATGGCTACCCTGAGTGAGAACGTTGAAAAGATCCGGTCGGCGAACGATCGCCTGCTGCGGGAGGTCGGAGAGCTAACCACGACGGTCGACGGCGTCGTGACGGCCGAGACGGCGCGGGCGGAGCAGCTTCGCGCGCAGGCCGCGGAAATCACCCGCTTGCAGGAGCAGTTGGCCAATGCCGGCAACGTCGATCCCGCGCTTGTGGATCAGGTCGGCGTGATTGCCGAGAGCCTGGGAGCGCAGGCGGACAGCATCGATGCGAACGCCGGGCGCCTGGCCGCGGCCATCGCGAGCGGCACAGCCGCCGAGACCGAGGCGCCTGCGCCGGGCGGGCCGGCCGAGGAGGCTGGCGTCTCTCAGCCGTCCGAGGGCGCGCCGGTGGAAGCCGCGCCGCCTCCTGGCGAGCCTGCGGTGGGCACGTCGGACACGGCAACCGATACGGGATCCTCGTCGGAGCCTTCGGCCTAAGCGGTGCGACGGTTTCGATAAGGCCAGCAGCCGGCGCGCGACTGTGAGAAGCCGCGCCGGCTGCGATTTGCGAGGAGGGCGCGATGATGTCGCCGGGTCAGTGGGTCAAACGCCTTGAAGAGGAAGGCCAGCGGTTCGCTAACTGGGAGGCTGAGACGTGGCCGGGCCTCGTGGGTGTTCCGCCCTGGACGAGCGCCTATCTGCTGGTCCTGAGCGGATTAGCGCAGGATGCGACAAACCGGATCCTTGAGAGGGCCGCGGCGTCGCGCGTTGGAGTTGTCAGGACATGACACAGCACTACTCATGGGACTATACCGATACGAAGACGGTCGTTGAGGCGTATCAGCTTTTCACCGGCGAGACGCCGCTCGAAAGCCAGATGCCTAGCCTGCTGGCGTTCGTCGATGGGCAGCAGGCATCTTACGCCGCGAACGGACTGGATCCGACGCTCGGCGGCTATGAGGCCATTTCGCTCGGGCTCGCCACGTCGGCCGAGAGTGATAGCCAGTTCTTCCAGCGCGACGCGCAAGCTGATAGCGCCTTCGGTGACGATACCAACACCCTCGCCGATACGATCTTTGTTGAGGGCATGTATTCCGACATCTATGATGCGCCTATCAGCACCGCGGTTCGGGATCACTACCTGAGCCAGTTGAACTATTTCCAGTCGCTTTACACAGGCGTTTACAGCGATGTGGCGCTGATGTCTCACGCGGCCGTGGCTGGTCAGATGCTCGGTTACGCTCAACTGAGCCAGAACTATGCGTCGGACTATAACACCCTTGGCGATCTGTTCTGGTCGGATGCAACCGACTTTAACGGGACCGCGGTAGGTTTCGACACGAACGGCATAATTTACTACGGTATCAGCTAACCGGAGCTAGACCGATGGCAACATTCGTTCCGAAGCAAGCGGCGGTTGAGGGCTGGCAGTTCAAGCCTGACGCCGACGTGGCCGACATGCCGGCGTGGCTGCAAGAGATGATCTCCCGCGGTGACGCCTGGTTCACGGATAACGGAAAGCGAATGTCGCTGTCGGTTCGCTCGGGGCAGTTCATCGCGGAGCCGGGCGATTGGTTCGTGCATGACGCGCTGAAAGGCACGGTCGAGGTCGTGTCCGCTGCGGCGTTCTCGGTCAAATATCAGCCGGGTCCGTGACATGGCCGGCGACGATGGGTCAGTGGTTGTGACCATTTCGGCAGAGCAGTACAAGCGCGCGATTGGCGGCAACCAACTCCTAGCCGATGCGCGGGCTGAGGCAGCGCGGAGCTTGCCGGTCGGCCGGGCCTTCACGGGCGCCTACTCTTCCGTGTATGAACCTGAAACAGGCGAAATGACGATCCGCTTTGCGACGGAGGCTGTCTGATGAGCTACGGCACCGCGCCGCTCGATCCGTCTCGGGCTCCTGTGCCCTATGTCCAGCAGCTTCGATACGACGAGGCGACCGCGTTCGAGCCGGCGGCCGACGACTATCTGAACGACCGCGATCTGCTGAACGATCTGATCGAAAAGACCGAGACGGCCGAAGATGCCTCTCGGAAGATGCGCGAGAATGCGGAGCGCAACATCGATTATTACGACAACAAGCAAATGACGGAAAAGGAATTCGCGAAGATGGTTCGGCGGCGGCAGAAGCCGATCACGCTGAACCTGATCCGCGGGAAGGTGGATTGGTATCGAGGTCTAGAGCGCGGCGCGCGCACAAAGCCGGTTTGCTTGCCTCGCACCGGCAAGCACGAGATGGACGCTAATTCGGTCTCGGACGCGCTGAAGTACGTCATGGATGATCAGCATTATATGCGCCTGCGAGGCCGCGTATGGGATGACGTGCTGAAAGCCGGCTGGGGCGGGCTTGAGACCATCGCGCTACCGGCAAAGCGGCCCGCGCCAGGTCAGCCGCGGATGGTCGTGACGATCCGGCGCTGCAAATGGGACAGAATGCTCTGGGATCCATTCAGCGAGGAATACGATTTCAGCGATTGCAGCTTCCGCGGGCTGGTGATCTGGATGGATAAGGACGCTGCCCGGCGGCAGTGGGGCGAGCGCGCCAACGACATCTTCGAGGACACCCTTAAGAGCGTCGCGCCTGGCAGCACCTATGATGACAAGCCGAAAATCAAGGGGTGGGTGCAGTTCGGCAAGCGCAAGCGCGTGCGGATCGTCCAGATGTACTATCGGGATCCTCGCAGCGGCGAATGGCACTTCTGCGAGTTCACGCGCGGCGGCATCCTGAATGGCGGGCCGTCGCCGTGGCTCAACGAAGACGGCGAGCGCGTGTGTCCGTATCAGTGGCAGTCGGCCTATGTCGATCGCGATTGCCAGCGCTATGGCGTCATTCAAGACATGATCGATCCGCAAGACGAGGTGAACGTGCGCCGGAGCCGGGCGCTGCATCTATTCTCGGTGCGTCAGACGTTCGGCTCGGCGGGCTCGGACGGCAAGGCGGCGGAGCGCAACCGGCAGGAACTCGCGAAGGCTGACGGGCATGTGATCATGCCGTCTGGCCAGGAGTGGGGGAAGCATTTCGGCGTCATACCGACGAACGACCTGGCCGCCGGGCAATTCCAGCTTGGAGAGCAGGCACACGCCGTGTTCTCGGAGATCGGCCCCAACGCGGCGGCAATGGGGATCGGGTCAAGTCAGCAGTCCGGCCGGGCTATTCAGGCGCGGCAGCAAGGCGGATCGATCACGGTCTCGCCGCTGACGGCCGCGCTGCGCGATATGGATATCGAGGTCTACACGCAAGCCTGGCTGCTGATCCGGCAGTTTTGGGACGCCGAGACGTGGGTGCGCGTGACGGACGACGAGAAGAACATTCGGTGGGTCGTGTTCAACGCGCCGGTGCAGAACATGCTCGGCGGCGTCATGATGGATCCGAACACGGGTCAGGCGATGATCGATCCGCGGACGGACGTGGCCAGGCTCGACGTTGACATAACGATCGATGACGCGCCGGACGCCGCGACGATGATCCAAGAGCAGTGGGAGCAGTTGGTCCAGCTTAAGAGCTTCGATCAGGGCAACGAGATCCCGTTCAAGGCGATCGTTAAAGCCGCCCCCAATCTCCGGTTGAAAGACGAAATCCTCGCGGACATCAACAAGCGCGAGGAGCAAGGGCCGCCGCCGCAGGCGCAAGCGGCGATGAAGCTCGAAATGGATCAGAAGGCGGCCGACGTGCAGAAGACGCAGGCGGAGGCCGCGAAGATCATGCGCGAAGCGCAGCTAGGGCCGGAGGCCGTGCCTCAGCCGCCGGGCCCGGATCCGACCGTTGAGCATCTGCAAAAGCTCAAGTTCCGCGAGGACGAGCACACGCAAAGCCTGATTTTCGACGCACAGAAGCAT